TTGAAATCAGTAGGGATGTTGACATGAACAGGTGCTCGCGCTGTGGCGCAAATCTAATTGAGCTCACCACGCACTACCCCGCGGGCTACACAAAGACCGAGGTGATGTGCGTGCACGCGTTCAGGCATGCAGTAAGTGACTTTTGGCAGGAACTAAAGGAGAAGCTAGGATGGACCAAGAAATCAAACCCATAAAGTGGCGCAACGCGATTCAGTGCACCGTCTGCGACGAGATCATTGAGAGCAAGCACCGTCACGACTTCAAGTGGTGTGGCTGTGGTAGCTGTGCAGTTGACGGCGGGACGGACTACTTACGACGATTAGGCAACCCAGGTGACTGGATCGAACTATCAAACTTCGACGAAAATGAAAAAAAATAAATACTGCTACTATAAAATACCCTCTGGAATATTTCCGGACGTTATTAAGATCTGCTTTTCAAACGACCAGTTTCAGGAGATCTTAAAAGATCATGAAATTAAGGACAAGAGTGTTGCCCTGCAAATGGGCATCGCCGAAACGCACTTCATACAAAACGGCTACAAGGGGCTAATCATTGGCGTGTTTAACTTGGCTGAGATGGGCGATGAGGTTCCGTCAGTCAGTGGCACTATCGCGCACGAGGCCAGTCACATTGTGGACCGCATGGCCGAGTACATTGGCCAGGAGCACATTACTGACGAGGTGCGTGCGTACTTTACGCAGTTCCTTGTTGAGAATATTTGGTTATGTATTGCTGAAGAAAGAAAGAAAAATGCTAGAGAGCAAGATAGAGAGTTATCTAGGCAGGCAAGTCAAGAAAAACGGCGGGCTAAGCCTAAAATGGATAAGCACGATAACGGGAGTGCCGGACCGTATAGTAATTCTCAACCGACAAATCCGATTCGTGGAGCTGAAGTCGAGTACTGGAAAAGTATCGCCAAGACAGATAATAGTTTTTCAACAATTGGCAGAGCAGGGGTTTCCGGTGACGCTAATAAACTCCCTTGAGCAAGTTGATGACTTCATTAAACAGATCAGACCTACACCCGTACCAGACGCACTTCGTGGACCTGGCCAAGAGCATGCCAGGGATTGGCCTACTGCTACCGCCAGGACTCGGCAAGACTACCACGACGCTAACGATTGTGGCGGAGCACTTCACGGGAAAGACTCTTGTGATAGCCCCGAAGAAGGTGGCGGAGTCTGTGTGGGCGCAAGAGACGCAAAAGTGGTCTCACCTAAAGCATTTGCGCACGGCCTTGGTACTGGGATCGGACGCGCAAAGGGTTAGGGCCCTGGAGGCCACGGCCGACGTCTACGTTATCAACCTAGAGAACGTGGCGTGGCTGTGCGACCACCCCGCGGGGTTCATAGAGAATTTTGACAACCTGGTGATCGACGAGTCATCCAGGTTTAAGGATGCATCCACAAAACGGTTTAAAGCACTTAAGAAACACTTAAGGCAGTTCAAGCGCAAAGTTATTTTGACCGGTACGCCCACGCCACAGGGCCTAGGAGACCTCTGGGCGCAGGTAGCCATACTTGACCTAGGGCAACGCCTCGGAAAGTCCCTGACGGTCTTTAGGACGCGTTACATGGAGCCTACAGACCGCAATAGGCACACAGGCATGGTCTACAAGTGGGGAGTGCGAGCGGGTAAGGACGTTGAGATCCACGACGCGATCCGGGATATATGCTTCGCGCTAAAGGCCGAGGACTACTTAACACTGCCTGAGCTAACGCCAATATACCACGACGTGCCAATTGACAAAGAGGTCTGGCAAAACTATAAAAAGTTGGCCAAGGACATGACCCTGGAGACCGCGGGAGAGACGATCACCGCTGTAACAGCCGCGACGTTGGGCAACAAATTACAGCAGTTCACGTCCGGGTTCTTGTACACGGGAAACAAAACACCTATCAGACAGCACGAGGAAAAGGTAAAATATCTAGAGCAGATACTGTGCGAATATACCCCAACACTGATATTTTACCATTACGAAGAGTCCCTAGATTCCATCACGCGCCAGTTCCCGGAGGCAAGGATCCTGACCAACAACCAGGACATGGAGGACTGGCGGGAAGGTAAGATCTTAAAGCTGTTAGCGCACCCGCAGTCTGGCGGTATAGGGCTAAACTTGCAGTGTAACGCGGCGGACGTTGCTCAGGTGGTCTGGTACGACTTGCCGTGGTCCAGTCAGGACTACATTCAGGCCAACGCCCGACTGTACAGACAAGGGCAAGAGAAACCAGTTATATTGCACCACCTGATCATACCCAAGACAATCGACGAACAAATTGTAAAAGTACTAGAAGGAAAATTAAACATTCAAACTGCGGTACTAAACGCCCTAGATTGTGCATTATTATAGCCATGAAAACAACACACACCATTAGCGCGTCCGTGACACCCCGTCTATCTGATGAGGACATTGACCCCATCGAGGCAGACGACCACAAGAACTCAACGGACCCGTCCATAGAGGGGTGGTTGCCCTGGGACCCGGAGGACATTGAGGACATACGCAAGATCATCGACGAGCGCATGAGCGATAAACAGCAGTTCATCATGGAGGCATTCCTTGACGGGCTAACTTGCGGAGACGTGAACGTGACAGAGAAATATTGGCGCTATCACTTCGCTAAGGCTGTGGAGTTTATCAAGCAGGAGCTAAAGCTATGAGCGAGTTTGTAATCATTGAGATGATGAAGAACGGTGTGTACGAACAGCACCACTTCCCCGGCGCTGTTGAGCTTGACATAACAAAGTACATGAACAATGACTTGGTGAGCCTGCACGTTTGCAGTAGCGAGGAGGACCAGGAACGATTTGGAACAATGCTAAGGAAAATGCGAGATGAATGACCCAGTCAATCAGAATAGTTCAGTTAAATATTGTGGTCGATGCGGTAATTTTCAATTAATTGCGCTATTTGCTAAAAACAAAATCAAAAAAGATGGGTTACAAGAGCGTTGCACGCCATGTAGAAAAGAGCACATTAAAAAAGTAAAACATTTAAGAAAGCCACAAACTAAAGAACAACAAAGAAAATACGTAATACAATCCTATGGGTTAACAGTAGATGAATTTAATAAAATGTTGATTGAACAAAACAATGTTTGTGCAATTTGTGAATCGGATGATTGGGGAAAACCATCTCCTAGTATTGATCATTGCCACGTTACGGGAAAAGTAAGGGGTCTTTTATGTAATAATTGCAATAGGGCATTAGGAC